GACCGTGCCGTCATTCACGCAGCCAGGCACCAGCAACACTGGCACCGGAACCTCGACATTCACCCTGAAGCGCATCAGCGTCATGGTGCGCGCCTCGCGGGAACTGGTCGAGGATTCTGCTTCGCAGGGCGACGCGAGCGTCGAGAACATCATCGTGAAGCAGGCTTCGCAGGACATTCTGCGCGAACTGAGCCGGCAGATTCTGCTCGGCAACAAGGACGACAGCGTCACCGCCGGCACGGCGAGCGCCGCGGGCAGCGATGCGTGCCACGGCATCATCAACACGCTCAAGCGCTACAGCCGCAGCCTCACAACGACCGCAACGATGGGTTCAAGCGCTGGCAACTTGGGAACCGCGAATGCAGTTCTTTCCGCGACCCTCGGCATTTGCATGGACGACCGACTGGCCCCGCACTATTGGGAGCGGGCGACTTGGATTTTCAACGCAACGATGCACCGAAACACCGGAGCCAATCAGGGTACCGGATTCGGCACCAGCAGCAGCGGATCTGCCTCGAACATGCTGAGCGTCGGAGATCGCGTCATCTGGGGTCGACCCTGGATTCAGTACGACATGAGCCCGGCACAGTTCAACACGACTAACGGAGCACAGACTGGGGAGCAGCTCCTCGTTGCCGCTGACCTGTCGCGCTACCTGCTCGCGTTCGCTGGCAACGGGATCAGCGTGACGCGACTCAACGAAACTTACGCCGCCACGAACGAAGTCGCGTTCATCGTGTCGGTTCGATGCGCTGGAGCGCTGACTGACGTGAACGCGGCATTTGGAATCCACCGCGGCTGATCGCCGCACATTGAAAGGGAACAACACCATGAAGGGCTACAAGGAACTGCGCGAGGGCAACGACGCCCGCTACCGCGCCATGCAGAACATGATCGAGGCGGCCAACGCCAACGGCGGCGACATGAGCGCCGAGGACACCGCAAAGTTCGACGCGCTCAACGCCGAGTACCGCAGCGTGCAGAGCCAGATCGAGCGCAACCACGCGCTGATGGGCCTCGCCGCGAAGGACAAGGACGCGGGCTTCGTTGACGTGGGCCCGGACGCGCCCGAAGTGCGTCGCGCTCCCGCTGCTCGCGAGACCGCCCAGCGCGCCCCGCGCTTCGGCGACTTCCGCTGCAGCGACGAGTACGAGAACGCCTACGCGACCTACCTGAAGCGTGGCGAGCACACCCCCGTGGCCGAAATGCGCGCGCTGTCCGAGGGCACCTCGGGCTCCGGCGATGTTCTGCCCCCGACTGAGTTCCACCAGGAGCTCACCAAGCGCCTGCAGCAGATGTGCATCATGCGCAAGCTCTGCAAGGTGATGCCGCTCGGCTCGTTCAAGCGCGAGATCGCCATCGAGACCGGACTCGTCAACGCGGGCTTTGTGTCGGAGGCTGGTTCGGTTACGACGGAAGGCGGCAGCACCTTCGCTGCTCGCACGCTGCAGCCGCGCCGCATCGCCGGCCTCGCCCTGATCAGCAACGAACTGATCGAAGACGCCCCCGCTCGTGGCCCCGGCTTCTCGATCGAGTCGATCCTGACGGAGCAGTTCGCCCGCAAGTTTTCGGAAGTGGAGGAGAACGGCTTCATCGCCGGAAGCGCAGCGGCCCCGAACCCTCGCGGCCTGTTCAACTACACCAGCACTGGCCAGAACCTGATCGCCGACGGAAAGGTTTTGGGAAACACTGCGGCTTCTCCGACCTACGCCATCGCAGACCTCATCGACTGGGTCTACAGCCTGCCGCGCGAGTACCGCATGCACCCCAGCTGCGCGATCGTCTGCAGCGACAACTTCCTGCAGAACCTGCGCAAGCTGGCGATCATCAGCAGCTCGACCACGACCTACTTCTGGCAGCCCAGCGGCGTGCTCGGCGAACCCGATCGTTTCATGGGCATTCCGATCTACCCGTCGTACGCGGTGGCAACGGCAGGCACCACCAGCAACCCCGCCAAGCTGGCCTGCATCGGCGCGTTCGATTACGCCGTGATCGGTGAGCGCAACGGCTACACCATCAAGGTGCTGCGCGAGCGCTACGCCGAAACGAACCAGAGCGCGGTGATGGCGCAGTCGAGGGTCGATTTTACGGTGACCAACGTAAACGCCTTCCGCTACCTGAGCACCAGCTCCACCTGATCACTGACCTGAACCCACACCGCTCGGGGGCGAAAGCCCCCGGGCGGATTTCCAAACATGAAGACCGTGCGAGTCATCCAGCCATTCATCGTCCAGCAGGCCGTGCATGCGCCTGGCGACTTGATCACAGTCGATGAGCGCACCGCGATCGAGCTGATCGCCACCGGGCTCGCCGAACGCGCCGAGGCCCACCCAGACCAGCCTGAAGCCTGCGTTAGGCCCGACTGCTGCAAGGCGACGAGGAAGGCAGCCAAGCGATGAGGACGAACCTGACCGACGCAGGCGCAGTTACCGCGGCCGTGAGCACCAGCGACCTTAAAGCGCACGCGAGGGTGTACCACTCTCAAGATGACGGATACATCGCCACGCTCGTGCTCACGGCCACGCAGTGCATCGAGAACGAGACCCGGCGTGCCCTGATCACGCGGGCGTTCTCCTACCAGCTGGAGGAGTTCCCCGCGTTTGGGCAGATCATCCTGCCCCGCTCGCCCTGGCTGAGCGTCTCCAGCATCACCTACACCGACACCGCCGGCGCGACGCAGACGCTGGCGAGCAGCGAGTACCACGCCTACAGCGTGGACAACATCGGCCGCGTCGTGCTGAAGAGCACCTCCTCCTGGCCGGCCACGCTGGGCACTGGCGCGCTCGATGTCACCGTGAACTTCACCGCTGGCTATGGCGCAGCCAGCGCCAACATCCCCGCCGCCCTTCGCCACGCCGTGCTGCTGCAGGCTGCGCACCTGTACGACAACCGCACCGCCGTTGGCCCGACGCAGCTCTACGAGATCCCGCGGACCGTCGAGCGCCTGATCGTGCAGTACCACTCGGGGGACTATCAGTGAATCCGGGCTACATGCGCACCCCGCTCGAACTGCTCGGCGCGTCCACCAGCACCGACGAGTACGGCCAGCCCGTGCGCACCGTGAACGCCGCCGGCAGCGGCACGGTGCTCTTCGCCGCGATCAACGACGCGAGCGCAGACGAGAAAATGAACCACCGCCAAATGAATCAGACGGTGACGCACCGCATCCGCATGCGCTGGCACCCCACCGTCAGCCACCGCAGCCAACTTCGCACCGTCAGCGACGAGCAGGGCATGGTGTCGCGCACATGGGAGGTCGTGACGGTCGTGGACTGGCAGGAGCGCCGGCAGTACCTCGACCTCATGTGCCGGGAGATCGTGACCTGATGGCACGCTCCGGCCGCACGTCGAACCTGCAGAAGTACCTGATCGAGGGCATGCCCGAGCTCAAGGAGGCGATCCGTTCGCTGAATGAAGAGACCCTCGCGCCGATCATCCTTGAGGTTCTGGAAGACATCGGCCGCCCCACCCGCAACGGGCTGATGCACTACTACCAGGCAAAGAAGGGCAAGCACGACAACGAATCCCTGACGCGCGCGATGCAGCACCGGTGGTGGAGCCGCCGCCGGCAGCAGGGTCTGCCCGTCGGGTTTTCTCGCGCACTGGCCGTGCGCACGCTGACGCAAAACGGCTTCGGCTTCAAGGTCGCCAAGCTGAAGAAGTCGGAAGGCTTCTTCCTGCGCATCAAGGCGTTCGGCCCTGGCATCCACCTGATCGAGAAGGGCCGATACAAGGGCTCCCGCAACTACACCGGATGGCGCGCGGGCCTGCTGATGCTGAAGCGCTGGGCGAATGGAGCCGTGGCGCAGCTGAATCAGAAGATGCCGGCGGCATTTGAGCGGGCCGTGGCGCAAGCCGCTGCGCGCGCGGGGGTGAAGTCGTGAGCAGCCAGGCAATCGTCGCAGCGGTTCGCGATGCCCTTACGCAATCGGCCAGCGTCACGGCGCTGGTTTCCACGCGCATCTTTACCGCGTTCCGCGACACCACCACGCTCCCCGCCATCGTGCTCACCACAGGGCAGGATGCGAACGTCTCGCCGACCTTCGGCCGCACCGACTGCCTGCGCAAGTTCACCGTCGAGGTGGACTGCATCGCCTCGACGCTGAAGGTCTCGCGCCAGATCGCCGAAGCCGTGCGCGTCAAGATGCACGGCGCGAGCGGCCAAGCCCGGAGCGTGACGATCTTCGAGATCCGCGAGACCGGGATCACCAGCCAGTACGACGTGGGCAGCGAGGCCACCGAGACCGGCATCCACGTCACGACTGTCACGCTGGAAGCGACGTACCGCTCCAGCTCCGTTTCACCCACGACCATCACCGAGCCCGGTGGTGGCGTTCCTTGATCATTTAGGAGGATCACCCCATGCCAGGAATCACAGCAGCGGTGCCTACGTTCGGCACCACCATCACCTTCAACGCGGTCGCAGTCGCCGAAGTTCTGAGCCTGAACATCGACGGCCTCAAGCTGAACACGATCGACGTGACCACGCTCGCCGACCGTCATCGCAAGTTCGTCGCGGGCCTGATCGACAGCGGCACGATCTCGATGGAAGTGAACATCCTCAGCGCGCACAGCGCCCTGTGGGATCAGCTTGACGACACCGCAGCCTCAACCGCTCCAAGCGCCAAGTCGTTCGCGCTCACATTCGGCGCTTCTGGCACGACGCACACCGCCTCTGGAAACTGCTTCGTGACCGACTTCTCGGTCAAGGCTGGCATGGATTCGGCGCTCACCGCGTCGTTCACCATGAAGATCACCGGCGCCGTGACCCTGGCCTAACCATGAGCGACCTGAAGACCAAGTTTCTCGGGCTCAAGACAACGGTGCCCAGCGAGGTCGTAAATGTCCCCGGCGTCGGTGAGGTCGAAGTACGCGGCCTCACCGCCGCCGGGCGCGACGAGTGGGAGCAGCGGATCTACCAGAGCAAGGGCAAGACCGTGCGCAACGTGCGGGCCTCACTCGTGGCGCTGTGCCTGTTCGACGACGGCAAGCCGCTGTTCGGCTCTGCCGACATCGAGCTGCTCGGCGAACTGCCGGCGCAGGTGATCGACGGGCTCTACGACGTCGCGGCTCGGCTCAGTGGCCTCGGGTCGCAGGACAAGGAAACGATCGAAAAAAACTCCGAGAGCGCCCGCTGAGGCAGTTTCTGTTTCGGCTGGCGCTGGCGCTCGGGAAGACCGTCGCGGAACTGGAGGAGACTTTGAGCGGCAGAGAACTGACTGAGTGGCAGGCGTTCGAGGCCATCGACGGCCCGATCGGCAACCAGCGCGCAGACCTGCGCTCTGGGATTGTCGCGGCCACGGTCGCCAACTGCCACCGCTCCAGCAAGGCCGCGGCGTTCAAGCCGCAAGACTTCATGCCGTTCGTGGAGCGCCCGAAGCAGTCTCCCGAAGCGATGGCTGAAATGCTGGCCCAGGCGTTCGGCGTCAAGCCCAAATGGAAGGACGGTGTGTAATGGGTGTCATCGGATCTCTGACCGCGCGCATGGTGCTGGAGACGGGCGAGTACATGGCGGCCGCCGAGAAGGTGGTTCGTCGAACCGACAGCATGGGATCACAGATTTCCCGCACGCTAGGCAAGGCTTCCGCAACCTACGGCAAGGCGTTGACCAAGGGTGCCATCGGACTACTTGGCGCAATGGGCGTCGATCAGGTGCTTGATGACCTGAACAAGAAGATGATGACCGAAGGGTTCAAGAACGGAACCGACGTAGTTCGCACGCTTGGCGCTTCCATCCTTGACCTGTCAAAAGGCATACCAATCATCGGTGGCCTTGTCACTGCGATTGACTTTGCTGTGACGGATACAGAGAGATGGAAGCAGAAAAACATCGAACTGCAGCAGGAGATTCGCAAGACGGTCGATGCCTACAAGAACATGAGTGGCGCAGGAGATTCTGCCCTCATGTCGATGAGCATCTCGGACTTCATGAACTCCTCCGACTCCGACAAGCAAAGCATCCGGGACGCTGACGAGTTCAGGACGAAGGTGGCCGCGCTTCGCGCGGAGTACGAGAAGATCATCGCCAACATCGAAACCGTGAACGGCCTCTACGATTTCCAGCGAAAGCAGCTCAAGGCCGAGGCTCTGACTGCATTCGTGAATCAGGAGGGCGCTCTGCGTAAACAATTGGACCTCAATGAGGCGAAGCGAAAGCAAGCCGAGATTGAAGCCGAGGTGAACGCCATCATGGCCGAGCAGGCCGAACTCGATGAAGTTTCTGAAATGGTGCAGCAAGACATCAACGAACGCGAACGCGGGCGCGCTGACTTCATGCGAGACTTGCAGCGCTCATACGACAGTTCTCTTCTTTCAGAGCGGGAACTGTTTCAGAAGAAGCTTGACAGCCTCGGCATCATGGGCGAGCAGGCAGCGAAGGCGTGGGAACTCCACGACGCGATGGAGGCCCAGAAGCAGACCGCCGACGCGACGCAGCGCCTGCAGCGCATGATGGGTTTCAGCAACGTCGAAAGCCTGAACACGGCCATCGGCGGCGTAAAGGTCTCTGGCATGTCCTCCTTCAGCCTGGAGCGCATGATGCCGACGCAGGATGCCATCCGGCTCGCCGTGCAGCAGATCGCAAAGAACACCGCACCCCTCGCAGCAGGAGCACCCTGATGGCTATTACAATTGCCCAAAAGCCCAACGGCACCAGCATCAGTTTCGACCGCGGCAGCTGGCAAGGGACGAGCGCATACGTCATCCGAGACGATGCCGGCGCGCAGCTGAACGCCGGGCAGATCATGGAAGACTCAACCGTGAACGCCAAGCTCGGCCCCTCGGGGCTCGGCGGAAGCAGCGGTGCACTGGGCGAACTTGACGGCGCCGGGACTTACTATGCGAGCAGATTGCGACAGGTCGGGTTCGATCTGAAGCAGGTCGATGATGGCGGCTACGTCTGGGAAGCGGTCGTGAAGTTCGATTCCAGCATCGGCGACGGCACTGGCACGATCACATCCATCGACGCAAAGAACGAGGGGCAGCCTGAGTTCGTTGCCATCGAGTACAGCGTCCAGGGCGAGCCCGTGGACATTTGGCGACAGGGAGCCACTGCGCCAGCAAACAAGTCGAATCCAACGGAGCAGGACATCGGTGGCACGCAGGTGGACAGCGGCGGCGAGCCCGTCAGCACATTCAACAATGTCGCGCGCGTGACCGTGCGCAACGTCATCGTTGGCCGACCGACTCCACCGCTCAGCTTCATAAACAAGCGCAACAGTAACGGGTTCGCGATCGGCCCGTTTTCGTTCCCGGCCGACACCGTGCTTTTCACGGGCTGCAATATCAGCCGAGTCGGAAGCAGCAAGTATGAGATCGTGTACTCGTTCGCATACGACTCCAACTTCCACCTGCGGCAGATTGCGCAACGAAACGCAGACAACGGCGAAGTGGTGAAGGGCGGAATCGGCAGCACCTGCGCCGACCCCCCCGTGCTTGTTGCAAGAGCCGGGAACAAGACTTCGCACGCTGTCTGTGTGTACTGGCGTCAGCCGTTCCCAGCCACCACCACCTTCCCGCCCACCGGAATGTTCACCACATGAGGGTGAACGGCGCATGGCACCTGAAGGTCGGCCCCTGGTCTCCGAACCAGATCCGTGCCATTGCCGACGCGGTGAACAAGGTCAATGACGCCGCGCCGCAGCCAAACAGCGG